AGGAGCAGGAGGAAGACTATCTGAAGTCGCACCCTCTGATGTCCAAGGTTGTGATTTACCTACGAACATATAATATTTGTCAGTACCAAATGAGTCCTTAAAAGACTTTGCACTTGACTGTCTAAATTTTTCTGTAATTATCGCTGCCATTGTTTTTTCCTATAATCTTATTTATTCATACTGTTAAGATGGTTTAATCGGCCATTTAACATCATCAAGAGTTTTGTATGTCTTTGTAATATCACGAAGTTCTTGACGATAGTTTTTCCATTCATCAGACATTGTTGGTGAATCTGGGAAGCACATCCAATCTGTTTCTGCGAGTTTTTTATTTCTTTCTTTACGAAGGTCAATAAGATTTTGTTCAATTAATAATTCTGCTGCCTTCTTCCCAACTACATCCATATCAATTGTACTTGTAATATCAATGTCATTACCGTCTAATACTATTTCTGCATCTCCACCAATACTAACTGCATTTGAATAGAGAGCATATATTGCTTTATTTTTCATACTCATCCTGCTAACTCCATTACTGTTATGTGAGTTGGTACTGCATTAGAAGTACCACCCAAATGGTTTCCAAGTCTTGAAGTAGTAGACGCATCACTATCAAAGTTATAACTTCTAAATCGTAAACCATAAGTTATTGCTGAAGCAGTAGAAGGAGAATCTAATATAGTCATAGAAAATGGATGATAGGTAGCAGAGACAGTAGGCACAGAATTACCAAATGCTAAACCAGTAGCTGATTGTCCTAAATTTGTACTATCTCTGTATATCGTTGTAAAAGTACCGTCTTGACCATCATCAGTACTTATCACACCAATACAATATATAATAAATCTAGAGGAAGATGAACGTGGAGTAATTGTAACTTGAGCAGTATTGCTTCCCACTACAAATGTTTGAGAAGTAGTACTTCTAGCAGCAGTATCTACAGCACTTTTAACTTGAATTACAGTTTCACCGACAAGTTTTGCAGTCGTAACATTTGCATCTAAAATCTTTGCAGTCGTAACATTTGCATCTAAAATCTTTGCAGTAGTCACTGCATCAGTTCCTAATGCAGTTGTGTCAACTGCACCACTACCAAGTTTTGCACTAGTTACAGCATCATCTGCAATATCAGCAGTTGATACACCACCATCTCCAAGTCCACTAGCTGTAATTTTATCAATTGCCATTGTCTATCCCTTAATGTAATTGTACCCAGGCACCACCAGCGTATGCTTCGATTTTACTTGTGGTACTATTGTATACTACCATTCCGTTTGCAGCAGACAACGCATTACGTTGAGTTGTTGTAACTGTGTTTAATTTCGCTGCACCGGCAGTACCAGTAATTTCAAGGGATGTTCCACTAATCGCTGTACCTGTAATTGCAGCAGGAGTGTTTGCACCAATGATTGCAGCATCAATAGCACCACCGTCAATGTCTGGGGTGTTAATGTCTGGTGAAGTCAAAGTCTTGTTGGTAAGTGTATCCGTAGATGTTCTTGCAACAAGTGTATCTGCACCAGATGGAATTGTAACCGCACCACCATTAGTAATAGTAGCAATAGTTGGTGCAGTCAAAGTTTTGTTAGTAAGTGTATCAGCAGATACCAAACTTACTAATGTAGAACTTGCACCAGCAGGAAGTAACATTGTGTTTGTTACACCAGCACTATGTGGTTGTGCCATAATCTTTTGACCGTGAGAGTTTTGTTCACAGTTCAGAGTGATTGCACCAGAGTTTGAACCACCACCTTGAATTTCTACCACTTGGTTTGCAGCAGTAATTTCTAATTCACCAGTTGCGTTTTGAATACCTTCAGTAGTAAGTGTAGTGATTGTTGCTGAGGTTTGAGTTCCACCAACTACGCCAGTAATGTCTGGTGCGGTTAATGTAACCTTTGTTGCGTTGGCGCTGATACCAGATGATAGTGCAGAACCTGTACCAAGTAGAGTGTAAACTTCTACAAAGTTGTCATTAATCTTGTCTCCACCAGTTCTGAGGTCATCACCAGTACCGTCATTAGCGGAAGAACCAAGACCAAGTGCTTGATATGCCATTTTATTTTTCTCCTGTTAGAATCTTTCTTCTATTATTTATAAGGGTGTTTACCCTATGTCAAAAGTTTTGTTACTATTATCAAAGGTAAACCCAGATGAGCTAAATCTTTCTAATAGTGGTATATTGAATGAGTTATCAAACTTATTTATACCACTGTCAAACGATATATTTGTATCACTGAAGTCAGTATTATAGTTTCCACCAACATCTCTTGGAACTGCATCCCCACCAGAACCATCAAACTTAGTAGATGAACTATCAAAGGTTATGCCAGTATCACTCATCAATGTAGTAAATACTGTCTCATCGAATGTTTCCCTAGTTGTATCAAATCTGATAAAGTTATTATCAAATGCATTTACTCTTGCACCACCAGAGATATTGATTTCGCCAGGCGGTGGTACATTAATTCTTGTTGTAAATGCAGCCTGAGGTATTCTTATATCATTACCATCAAATGCAACTGTATTTGAATCAAACTTGTTTGTCGAACTATCAAATGTCTCGGCAGAATCTGTTGCAGTAGATACTTGATTAATTCTGAAATGTTTGAACTGTTCAATGTTATAATATGCTCTGTCGTTATTACCACTTCTTGCTTGTCTTCTAAAGTCTGGATAGTGTGCAAGGTCTGAGTCTGTTAACATTGGTTCAACTGCAAAGGCATACTTTGCAAGGTTCTCAAGAGTTGACCCAATACCCAAGTTTGCGTTTGCACGAATAACACCAACAGAGATTGTGTTTATTCTTGTAAGAGTAAGGTCACGTTCAGTGTTAGATAAGATTGCGTCAGACCCAACTGAAGGTGTTGCACGAACTGAAGTTCCATCGTCCACTGTACCAAGTCTTCTACCGAAGATAGTAGTAAATGCAGTAGTAAGAAGTGATGCAAGTTCTGGAGTGAATGAACCTTCTGGTACACTAAGGTCACCAGCAGTAAACGCATTAACACCAGCAGTTACGGATGTAACAATTGAAACCTCACCAAACACAGCCCAACCAGCAGGGTGGACAGTTCTCTTGATTGCGTTTCTCCAAGTGTTAATTGATTCACCAACTCTTACCACATATGAATAATCTTGATAATAGTTTGAGTCTTGAATTCTCATAACATCAGATGAAACCTTACCACGTTCAGTTAAGAACTCACCACTTGTTGTTGCAATAGTTCCAACAGCAGGGGTAATAGTTGCAGCATCAACCTGTACGATAGTTGCACTTGCACCAGAGGTTGCAACTGTATTACCGTTTGACAGATTTGCAGTTGTGTTAATAGAGAGTAATTGTCTTGCACTATCAAATGCAGTAACCGTACCTGTATGTGAAGTTAATGCATCACCAATAGAAAATGTTCCAGAAATATCTTTAATGACGGCGTGTCTAAATGCACTAAAAGTTGGTGCAGAAGAATAGTTGAAACCAAAGTTTGTTATCTCAACATCTTTAATAGAACCAATACCAGAGTTTGAAACTGGTAGAACTTTACCACCGCTACCAGACGTTGTGCTGATACTTGAAACGGTTGGAAGTTTTGTATAACCAAATCCACCATTGATTAATCGAATGTCTGTGATAGAACCTTTCTCTGCACTAACACTCAAGTCAACAAATGTCTGGTCTTCAAGAACTATCTTAGTTCCATGATAAGTATCGTTCATGAAAGACTGAGTTCCATCTTCAAGAACAATGTGGTCAGTCAATGACATTCCATATGCAGCAACGTCACCTGTCTCTGGTGCTACTGCACCACCAACAACTTTAACTTCAGCAGAAATACCAACACCATCAGTTCCAGTATTATCAAAGTTAATTGCATCACCGATTGCATAGTTTGAACCAGCATCGTCAATCTCAACACTAGTAACTCCACCAGAGCCAACTGTGTTAATTATTGCAGTTGCAGTTTGAGAACCAGCAGATGCAATATTGACTTGTTGTCCAACAGTATAGTATTGTCCTTCATCTGTTGCAGAAACATCTGCGTCTGCAATGACAGAAAGTATTGTAAGAGAAACGTCTTGGTCAGATACATTTGAAATACCTTGAATGGTTTCACCAGCAACGAATGTTCCTGTTTGCGTATCTATGTCAATCTCAACCTCAACAATGTCAGTAAACGCTTCACGAATACCAATGGTTGATACAGGGATTGCAGTTGCACCAGAAGTAACACCAGTAATTGTTTGACCAATTAACTCGTCAGCATTACCAGCAGTTTCGGTGACACGCATGATACGTTTAGTAGTCCAAGTACCATCAGAGGCTCTAAGCATCTGTTCGTTTGGATATGATATAACTGCATCATCATTAAATAAAAGTCTGAAGAATAACTCATGACCTTTTCGTGTACCCTTTGAAATGTAAAGGTCACGAATGTTCTTTGTAAGTTTTCTTTTGTCAACACCAGCGGCAAGGTTGTCAACCATACCATCCAAGAATGCATCTCTGAAATTATCAAGAAATTTAAAGATGGTTGAGTCTACGTTTGCGAACTCAAGAAGTTGTTGAATATTTTGTACAGGGTTTGCTTTGTATGTTTGGATTGTTCCAGATGAATTAGAAACTGAACCGTTAACAGTCTCACCCAAGATGAATTGATTTTGAGATGAGATGAATAATCTTTTATTGTCATCTACGTCATCAACAAGAACTGTTGCAGTTGCACCAGAACTTAATCCAGTGATAGTTTCTCCGACAATAAACTTAGCATCTGAATCTTCAAGGACAACATTATCTCCATCTTCATCTATAACAAAGTTGGTTGATGTTGTTTCTTGAACAAGATAGTTATTGACCTCACTGAAAGTAACCTCGGCACTTTCAAGAAACTGATAGTACGTTCTAATGAACTGAGAAAATACAGGATGGTCTGACTGAATGAATTCAGGCAGTTGGGTTCTGATTAAAGGTGATAACTTATTTGTTAGCGTATTGTCATCATACGACATTATTAGTACCCACTAGAAGTTGAAGCGGATGTAGATTCATATGATGTTGTTGTTGCATAACCAACACCAGCAGATGCACCACCACCAGCAATTGTATCCTCACTTGAAGTGACCGTTGTATTTGCAAAGTCAATCTGTAAGATTTGATTTCGTACAGCAACAACGTCAGTTGAATTTGGTGTAACAACAACTCTAATCTTAGATGATGTTGTACCATCAACATTTGAAACAGATGTAATATTAAATGCAGTCAATATAATTTTACCTGTATTGTAATCAATCGTACCAGCGGTTTCATCTTTATATGTAATGGTTGTTCCGTCTGTATAATAGAACATTCTAATTATGCCATTACCGTTATCATTGAGGAACATCTCATTTGAGTCACCAGAGATTTTAAATCCTGTCGATGAAACTACACCACCGTCTGAACTCATATGTCCAGTGTGTGGATTGTAAACCGCATTGTTAAATTCTAGTTCATACTTTGTATTTGTATTTAAGATTGGCGTAAAGGACTGACCAAGTTTTACTGTGGTAATATTAGATAGGATAGATTCATCCGTATCATCAATCAAGCCTGTAAGTTGTGAATGTCTAAAGACACCATCAAACCTTTGCAGATTATTCGTATCATAGTTTTGTAATGTTGTAGTAACATTACTTACCAAAGTCTCAGCAGTCTTAGTTGTATTCTTTTTATTGTATTTAAATGTAACCCCAAGTCTCACAGAAGTCGTAATGGGGTCAACAATAACAGGGGTCACGGATGCGATAGTATATTCGTTCTTCAAGTCTTTTACTATTTGTTCTTTTGCAGAAGCAGTGATAGAACCAGATGTTGGAACGATTGAAATATATGAACGACCATAGACAGGAGTTGAGTTATCTTCTCCACCCCATACCTGTACTGATTTTGTATTTGCGTAAACCTTTGGAATAATTGTTTTGTAATCTTCTGGAGTAACCGCACGACCTTGGGCTGCGTAATCAAGAGGTGCATTCAACTTGATAGACTGAATGGATTCTCTTTCTGCACCACCAGATGCAACGGACACTGTTGTTGTGGTAACATCAGTAACACTAGAGATTGCAGCGGTAGTTGAAAAATTCTTTGCACCATTAGATGCGGTCTTATTGGTTACAAGATATTCCATAACCACAACATTGTTATCAGACAATGCACGACCAACAATACCGTCACCAAAATAAATTTCAAATTGACCATCATCACACTCCTGTAAAAAATAAACATTTGATGTTGAACTTGCTTTAGTAATGACTGACGCAAGAGAGTATGTAGAGAAGTTGGACGCAGATGCATCAGAGAAAACTTGAACCCTCAAAGATGTTGTGTCTGCATTTTTATTTGTCAACTTAAATTTCTGGTCAACATTTTTTGTATCAACAACATATCTGTTCTTGACCATTGTGCCTTCATGAATAGGAACATTAGAAAAAGATATGACACCGTTAGCAACGGTGGTTTGATAATCTGACAATGTGCGGAATTGATATGATACGTCATCAACACTTGCAGTGAATACTGTATCTCTTGGGATGATTGCGGTTGTTAATGTTGACGGAAAATTATTTAATGTAACATTCACTGTTGCAGATGGAGCACGAACAGAGTTGGGTGTATATCCTAAAGTCTTTGCATGAGAAACAACTGACGCACGAACAGATGCGGTATCAAGAAACATTTCGTTTGCAGCCATGTTGACATTCATTGCAAGGTAATGTGTATTGTACGCAAGTACATCTAACAATGCATTGATACCAGAACCCTCAAAGTCATAATCCGTAAACTCATTTTGATTCCGCATAAATGTTTTTAGATTTGATTTGATATCATCAAAGTCTAAGTCAGTTACATTTAATCTTTTATCTGTGGTTGCCATTATCGTATTCTCTCTAAGTTGAATGTCATGTCAACAAGCTCTGACGGAGAATTCTCTATATAAAATTCTACTGTTACCTCATACTGATTGTTGTCAAAGTTTGGATTGACCGCAACCTCAGCAAGTCTAACCCTTGGTTCAAAGTTTGTAATTGTATCTTCAATTAATTTTCTTAATGTGTTTGAAACAAATGGTGTCATGTTCTCAAACAATAAATCTCTTACACCAGAACCGATTTCTGGATGAAAAGGTTTTTCGTAATGGTTGTACATCACAAGATTTCGTACACTTCTCTTTACAGCAGCAACATCAGTCAACGGAGTCAAAGTCTGTTTTATTGGATGCTTTGTAAAATTAAGATTTAAATCTTTATATACCTTTGCACTACGACTTGAATCATTTGTTGATTGTGCATCTCTGTATGCGGATTGTACTGCCATGTCTATCCCTTATCTCTCTTTGTATTATTTAGTCAGTTTTACCCACCAGCAAAAACATTTCCAGA